GTTGACCACCCTGAGAGTTGTCCAGCTATGGATACAGATTGTCTCTCTCCAGGCCAATGCCCTCCAAGTGGGGACGATGGCGCAGGGGTTGAATATGTCAACAACGTACTGGAGGGTTTGAAGGGGAGGACTACCTTTTGGGGTCAAATTGTAACTGCTCTCAAAATAGCGTGGCTGGTAATGACCTTACCGGTTTGGGGTCCTTTTAGGGCTGCCAAATGGATTGTCAGTTGTGTGCGGTGTGGGTTGATGCGTCTTTACTCCAAGATTCGCGGTGCTTTAACTTTGGTCAAGTCATGGTATAGCGACATAGTCCTTATGGCACGGACCATCTTCAATAAAAGACTGAGGTTTTTGTTGGGGTGTTGCCTTGTGCTCTCAGGAGTCTTTTATGGACTCTTAGGGATTATGATGTGGTGTGCTGGGGTCACAGGATTTATATTGTGCTACATCCCTACTGACATCAAATTCTACATCCGTTGTATGGAGGATTTGGGCAGGGCTTGGGATGCTGCACTAATAGAAGAAGAACTGGGCCCGGAAGACGTTACCCAACGGATCCCTGCGAAGGGGCGGAGCAAGTTTGCATGTAAACTTGCTGTGCGGGCTATTTCTCAGGTTGGGCTTCTGTCACCAACCAGGGCTAATGCCCTGGTTTACCAGAAAGTCATACTTGATGATATGCGGAATCTTCACGTCCGATGCAATGACCGCGTTAGGGTTTTACCCTTAGCGATTGCTGCATGCTTGGAAAGGCCGGAGTCCATCCGTAAGGTTGAGGGGTGCATACAGCACCTCACAGCCTCTCCTCACTCACTATAGGGGTGCCTAGTGGTCCGCCAAGGGTGTGACACCAAGGAGGATAGACGGGCTTTTGACCTGTCTAAAGTCTCTGGGGTGTCAAGATCCGAGATGTTGGCGGTAACTACTGGGTACTCTGGCAAGGGGAATAGAACTTGGTACTCGTTCAATTCCCCTGTATCCACCTTTGAGTATCTTGTTCATAACTCTTCTTTAGTCAATGTGGTTCGTGGCCTCGTTGAACGTGTGTTCTGTGTTATGAGCAAAACTGGGGAGTTAGTGCGCCCTCCCCGACCCTTATCTGGCGCGTTTACCACGAAGTTGGGGGACATTGGTCTACAGCTGAGCAGATCTGTGGGGCACTGCCACCAGTGGACGAGGCAGCAATTTGTTGACTCCTACACTGGTCCGCGACGTGCTTCGTACGGACGAGCGGCAGCGACACTGGATTCTACGCCTTTAACAATCAGGGACAGCTATTTGAGCACCTTTGTTAAGGCTGAGAAGATCAATTGTACCCTCAAGCCCGACCCTGCTCCCAGGGTTATACAACCCAGGGGGCAAAGATACAATATTGAGGTCGGGAGGTATCTGAAGCCACTTGAGCCACTATTGATGAAGGCCATTGATAGGTTGTGGGGGTCTCCCACCGCCATCAAAGGATACACAGTGGAGAAAGTGGCCTCTATCCTGAATTCGAAACGTCTCCGGTTTCGGCATCCCGTGTTTGTTGGTCTCGACGCGAGTCGGTTTGACCAACATTGTTCCAAGGAGGCCTTGCAGTGGGAACACAGTGTGTATAATGAAATATTCCATGACCCCTATTTGGCAGAGTTGTTGTCATGGCAGCTATTGAATAGGGGTACAGCTTATACACATGACGGCAAGGCCAAATATCAAGTGGAGGGATGCCGCATGTCAGGTGATATGAACACATCGATGGGAAATTACCTCATCATGTCCTGCCTTTGTTATGCTTTCTTGAGAGATGTAGGACTTTCTGCCGAATTGATGAATTGTGGAGATGATTGTGTGCTCATTCTTGAGCACTCTGATCTAGGCAAGTTGAAAACGCTGCCTGCCTGGTTCATCAAGATGGGCTACACCATGAAAGTTGAACCTTATGTGGAGGACATGGAAAAGGTGGAATTCTGTCAAATGCACCCTGTGCATACCAGTCGTGGATGGGTAATGGTTCGTCGCCCTGATACTGTCCTTACAAAGGATTGTTGTGTTGTTCGAGGGGGTCTATCTGTTGATCAGCTGTCTGATTGGCTTGGTGCGCAACGTGTTGGTGGGTTGGCTCTTGCAGGTGACGTGCCTGTACTGTCAACCTTTTACAAGTGCTTTCCAGCCAAGGACAGTGACATGGAATCGGACTATGCTGCACCTCATAAATTCAGGGCAGGGCAGCAGTGTGGCAGCATTAATAGTGAGACCAGGTATTCATTCTGGTTGGCATTCGGGTTAACACCTGATGACCAAGTGGCTCTGGAAGAGGAGCTTGCCAGATTTAAGTTCTCGACAGCTTTGTCATCTGTCCGAGGACCTGAGGTTTCACTACTCGACTTCTGCTGCAGATAACTGACCATTATCGTTCCATACATGTTCTTGGCGCCGGCTGTTATAGCAGCGCTAGGCTACGAGTTTGCATCTGCCATTAAGAGTATCAGTGCTGTAGACACAAAGGGAAGAGTTAACCAAGGTTCGAAAGCAACCGCTGTTGAAGAACAGCCTGCTGCAGGGCCCGCTGCTGTTCCCAGGGAGCCTACTGCACCGACTAATCAACCCACTGAGTCCAAAGACCATTCATTGGATCATGCACCTATGACCTATACAGTCCAAGAGCCGTCGGAAGCTTTAACTGTATTTGGCCCTAGGAATAAACCAGTTGTGGTAACTTCAAATCAGCAGGGCGTCATCAACGCTGTTTGTTCAGCAGTTAGCCAACTTTCCCCTGTAGCACCGTCTATTGTTCGGTCTGTCTGCGAACTAGCGGCACGCGCCTTGATTGAGGAGGGAAAGAAGGTTAACATACCCAACTTGATGGCGAAGGTGAAGAAACAGTTGACTAAGAGTAAGAAAGCAAAGAAGCATGGGAATGCCACGCAGCAAGGCCAAAGCAAGGGTGTTCCACCCTCTGTGGCCGGGCTAGGTTATACTAATGCTCCTGTTGCTGTCTCACGACAGGTGAAACGCACATCAAAGCCGCGTATGAAACTTCGTGGTGATACAATGTGCATTTCACATAGTGAGATGATTGGTTCTATTATGTCAGGTACACCCACAAGTAATGTGACAGGATATAAATGTATAGGGTTCCGGGCTAATCCAGGGATATCTTCGGTGTTTCCCTGGTTATCGTCTGTGGCAGTCAATTATGAGAAGTATAGGTTCCGTAAGTTGTCATTTACAATAGTCCCTCTGGTAGCCACTAATTTTAGTGGAAGGATCGGGGTGGGCTTTGATTATGACTCGACGGACGTTGCTCCCGGCAATCGCCAGGAGTTCTATGCACTCACCACTCATGTTGAAAATATGCCGTGGGAGGCAGCCACATTGAACGTTAAAGTCGATCCCATTTACAAATTCACGGGGACACACACTGCATCAGACAATAAGCTTATTGATCTTGGGCAGGTCCTTGTGATGTCCGATGCCATTTCAAATGGTGGTACCATTTCATCAGCTATAGCGTTGTACGACCTTTTGGTCGATTATGAGGTTGAGCTAATAGAACCACAACAGGCTTTGTTTGCATCTCAGTCTTTCAACACATCTTCTCCTCTGATTGCCGGCGTCCCTCTGGGTACCGGCACGGATACCACGGGGATTACTGGTCCAAGCGTGATAGAGGCCACCACAGTCACGGCTGGAACCGTGCAATTCACTATTCCAGCCGGAACATATTTGGTTTCCAGCTTCTGCGCTTGGTCAACTGGCGCTGCTGGGTTTAGTCTGACGTCCCCCACTGCCGGGGTGGTGCTGAAGTCGACATCTGCCGCGGGTACCTCGTTTGGTTACTCAATCGGAACGGTGTCGAGTACTGTTGAGTTCCTTTTGAATCTGAATGCCACCACAGTTACATTCACTGCGAATCTCAACCGGTTTAACGTCATCATTACTCGTGTTGCCTCAACTGTGGCAGCAGCACTCGTAGTCTGAGAGTGTGTATCGGAACCGCAGGGTGTAGAAGCTGACCCCTTCATGTCGATTATATCGCTAGACGGAGAGTTAGATTTTACACCCTTTTCACGTACTGCATCATTAGTTCACTTAAGCCATAAAACAACCAGGAGTCATATACATCTTGGCCCTAGGTCTTTCGGCCAGAAATGGAAAGTCCCGAACCATGGGTTTTACACCCCAACCGATGTCAAGCTTGTGATCACGCCACATATCTCCGAGAGAGCTGGTGTGATGGCAACGGTAAAACTTCTCGACGAATCCGACATGAGCCCCAGCCGCGTGTTGTTCCAGTCGAAGGAATTCAACCTGGGAATGGGGTTGACGTTGGAGGGTTCACAGTTACCGTTTTGCCTTCCGGTGGGGGAATATCCTATATCATTCGAGGTCATGGTGTCACGGTCACCATTTGCGGAAGCTCGAACGATGTTTACAACATCGCTCGAGTGGCGAATGATGTGGTCCAGCACCCCGTTATCCAGGGTCAAGTCTGTTTTCGCGGTAGCCCACCAACCTGTACAGGAGGCTACTCATTTGTTTCGATCAATTAGGACAGATACCGAATCCAGTGGGCCTAGGGCTACTGACCTTGATTTCTCCTCTGAAAATGACATCTCTTTCGATGGTGGTACGACTCTTGGTTTGGTCACCAAGAACTGCGTAGGATCGAAATTGAAGGTCACCAGTAAGGGTGTTAAGAAGGCGACGTAGTGTCCGGGTGGGTGTTCATACCGAGCTTGCTCGGGGGCTATAAATGAACACCTGAATTTCATCTCATTCAATCACGG